ATGGCTAAGGAGAGCTGTGTCGATATCCAGGTCCGCAACGTTCCAAAGAAGCTCCTGGAAGAGTTTGATGAAGTTGTCGTTAAGCCTCTGTTTCCTGGTGGCCGCGCTGAAGCAATCCGTGACTTGATGCGTAGGGCTATTCAGGACCAGAGGGCAAAGGGGGCTTAGACATGGATAAGGCAATTGCAGAGATTGCGAAGGTCCTCAAAGAATCGGAACAAAGCTTAGGCACTTGTCTTCAGCAGATTCTTGATGTGCTAAGTAACCATGAGGAGCGGCTGCAGAAGCTCGAGAGGTCGATGAATCCAAAGGGGCATCTTAGGCAGATAGAGCGGTTCATCGAAGACATTCAGGATCTGGAGAAGCGAGAGGCTGCTATGGCTGAGTTTGCGGCTTTGTGTCATGCTCTCGGCATAGAGGATTTGGAGGCGGAACCATGAATCAGCGGTTCTTCACTGTTATTGCCAAGGGCCTCAAGGGCAAGGATAAGAAGCCATATGTATCACTCGAGTCGGATGAAGGCGATAAGCTTCTTTTGATTCTGGCGAGTCGAGATGAGCTGGCAGACTGGGAGATCCTCCAAGAAGTCCCTGTCATAGTGGGTTCTGCAAAAAGTAGCCAAGCAAAGCTCAGCTAAGGGGGTCTCTGTTTTGAGTGAGCGTACGGTTAAGCTGGGCGATTGGCGTCCACAGCTCCGTCCTGCTGAAAGTCGTGAACTTACAGAATATAGACGATTAATCCGTGAAGCCGTCTTTGGCATTTTCTTTCGCAAGAAGCAAATTTTAGAAGGTAAGGGTATGCCTGCGCAGCCTGTCAGTCTCAGCGAGATTTACTTTGAGGTTCGGAGCAGAATTGTTGAGCTTAAAGCTTGCGGTGAATGGCCTTACCACATCCATGGCAAGCGGTGGATTGACAGGCGCGTTAATGAGGTTGCTACGCCAAAATACTACGAGGATGGCGTGCCTAAAATTGTGGCTGCGACTGCAGGCATGTATATGCCTAATCCTGTTCTCTTCGGAAGCTGCGTGATGCATCATCGCATGCCTGATGGTAAACTGGTGGAGTGTACTTTATGATAGACTTTTCGAAGTGCGTTGTTTGTGGTGCGCCATGCATCGGAAGAACTGGCTACTTGTTCATGCAGAATGGAAAGAACGTTATTGGCATGCCTTTTTGTGCGGAACACTTGGATAAGGCTGGTGTAGTGTTTGCTAATCCCGTGTTTGAAAATGAAGAGGCGCTACGAGTTTTCAAGGAGAAGCATCCAGGCAAGTACGCGAAATATGTTAGGGGCAAACAGATCATCTTCCTCAGAAAGGAGGCTGAATCTTGAGCGGCAATGAAGACTTTGGCGATAAAGGAAAATGGACTAGCCACCGTAAAGAATGGAAAATCGACAAGACCTTTCCTGGCACTGGCGTTCACATCGACATTCCAAATAAAACCATAAGAATGAATTCGAAAAATAGTTGGGTGCGCTTCGAAACGTCTGGGGTTCTTCATGTTTACACTTTCGAGCCGAAGGATCGTGAGGTTTGAGGGAGGCTTGGAATGAGCGAAAGATTAGTTGATTCTGCTATTCTGCTTGACGCTCTTATGGAGTTAGACAGGAAATTTGCGCTTGAGCATAATCGAATGTATGCTGAGCATGCTCGGGCTGCAAAAGCGAAAGATGGTTTATTCTGCAAAATCTTTGAGGCTGCAATGGGAGCACATGATAGAGCCTGGGCGGCAATAGTTAGCGTCATGCCTTTCGAGTTAACATCAAAAAGTCCTGAAAGAAATCTATGATAGAGCGCCCAAGAAATAGGAGTTGCTCTTTTTGGCTGGGGCTCAGGACCGCAAGCGTTTTTCTTTTGTAAACCCTAATGATTATGATGGTTATGGTGAAAGCCTGCGTGAGCGTGTTTTTCAAGCGCTTGACAAAAATCCATTGCTTACGCCTTCAACCTTACGCTCTGTTCTGAAACTTGATGATAAAACGAGCTTGCAGCTGCTTGCGAATTACAAGACTCAGTGGCGCCATAACTATCGAAATGAGCGAGGTTTAAAGTGTTCAAGTCATGCTTGGCGTGGTTGGTGCTATTTGCCCCGCGGGGCGGAGACCGGGATTCGAACCCGCGCTCTTGAAGTTGGCTGGAAGCTTAGTAAGGCTCGTAATAGGTGGCTTTTGTGGAAGGATCGGCTGGGTCGGCTGCAGTGGTTTGAAACTGGCAGGGTTAACTTGTATGTGCGGAAGCCAGCTAACCTGGGCAGGGCGTATCAGTTGATTTGCAATGCCTTCAGCTTCAGCGGGTTAATCACGGACATTAAGGTTCTTGAGGAAATTTTGAAAGGTATACGGTTTAAGGGCGCTCACTATGTGTTTCCTGTGGGCGAGCGGTTGCCGAAGCTCACGATAGACTTGTTTCAGAAGAGTAATGGAATAGTTATCAAGGTTGGGGATGACACTCATCCTGACAGTTTAGAGGTCTTGGCTACATATCCTGATTGGGCAGAGAAAAACGAGCGGCTTTTCGAGCAAATTAACGAAACTCTGAGAAATCTGCTGGGAGCAGGTCCGAGAAATCTGCCTAGGAGAGATGATTATGCCGTCTAAACCGGAGAAAGTACTTCTAATCGTGAGACGTGATGCGCCTGAGCCGCACTTTGAGGTGCACTTTGATGATAGGGTTGAGTTTTGGACGCTTGACGGTAAGAAGTTAGGAGAATCCAAAGTGGAGGAGGTTAAATAATTGTCAGTTAAGGTGCGCACAGAAGCCATTTTAGGCTCTGTCCTGGGCTATGGTAAAAGTCCATGCTTTTTGCGATGTGCTGTTTTGAGTGTCGCCAATCTAGGGCAGGGAGGCTCTGTTTTGTTGATGTTGAATATGGTGGATTGCTTGGAGTGTGTTTAGTGTGCAAACGCAAGAGGAAAACACTATAACGGAAGTGGCGAAAAGGCGTTCGCAGAGCGACAAAATCGGTCGTCATAAGTACAATCAGCAGCTGCTGAAGCAGGTTCTTGAGCGGATTGACAAAATTGAGAAGATGCAGCGGACTATAATCAAGGGTTTAGAGGGCATGTTCCACTTTGATAAGCCGTTTATACAGAAAACCGCTTGCAGAGACGAGGTTGACGAGTGGATCCTGGAGGCACTGTATCAAAATCAGCCGGTCGGCTTGTTTCCGAAGGATGTGGCTATTCGCCTGCAACAATTCAAACTTAACCGTTTTCAGGTCTTGCGTCGACTGAAAGCAATGAATCGGCGCTTGGAAAAGGAGATTGGGCAGCGTGTGGCTGAGAAGCGTGGTCATCACTGGGCGCTGACAAGTTTTGCGGTTAAGAGCTGGAATGAAGCAGAAGAAGAGATAAAAGAGGAAATTGAAGAAAGAGGATTCTGATTTTATGTTGGTGGTCCTGTAGCCATTGTTGGGAAGTTTAGCTTTTTTGCGGTGATCTTCGCAATCCAATATATCCATATGGTTAGGCAGCCGTTTCCGAGCCATTGATCAATTATCATATAGCTCCATCCGCCGTAAATCGTTGCTATGCCAATGAACAAGCTGATTAGAGCAGTATAGATAAATTCTGTAAGGCTGAAGTTTTGCGGAGGAGTTTGTTTTGCGTATCCCAGCAAGCATGTAGCTAGTCCGACTAATACCGCGACTGGTGCAGCGTAGCCTACAGACTTGAAAATGTTGTAAATAGGCTCAAAAGATGTGGTTTGCGTCGGGGTTTCTGTTTCGTTTCCTTGTGCAGCAGCAGCGCAGACGAAGCATGTTGCTGTCGCGGTTAAGACGGTTAAGAAGATCAGCGCAAAGACTTTCTTTCTCACTTGTCTTTCACCTCCTACCGCTTTTTGCATGTTTTGGGTTTGCTGCCGGAAGGTCTGCTTCGCGAAGGAGAAAGGAGAGTAAGAGTTCTAGAAGATTCTGGCCTTCCAGTTTCAGCCGTTTGCAAGGTTTCTCTCCGTTCTTTTTTGAAGCAGTTGCTAGTTTTCAGATTGTAGAATGTAGAAAGTGATATAAACAATTTGCGTAAATATAAGTTAGTCATGCCCTCGCGCTTTCAGTCGGTTTTAAATAGAATTCGGAGTGCTTTTCATGAAAGCACCTTTTTCGTGTCATCTACAGAGAAGGTCATGGGCGTCTCTCCCGAAGTAAGCTTCAAGACTATGACGAAGGTTTACTTAGCTGACTTGGCTGCGCGGGCTAGTATCGATTTCCTTGCGGATCAGGTTGCTGGCCAAGGCTTCTACACCACAATGAACGAGGAATACCAGGAGAAGGCAGATGGGAAAACTGCGAAGGAGATTGTTGATGAGTTTTGTGAGCGCGTAGGTCTTGATGAGCGTCTCCAGGAGACAAGCCGGTATCTTGTCGGTTGGGGCAATGTTTTTTGGTGGGTTGGGAATAAAAAGCGGATTGATTTTTTGCATACGGTCCCGCTTGAGGTAATCAAGGACCGCGGCTTAAAGTTTGATGCTGAAGGCGAGGTTTCGCTGTTTCAGCTTGATTGGGACCGTGATCTCAAAGAGATTCCTGGTGAGGAAGTCATTCATCTTGGTTATAATGTTATTACGTCTAATCCTTTGGGGATTGGCGTTTTGCATAGTCTCTGTGCGCCTTTGGATATTGGCGACGGGGAAAGTCGTGAGCCTTTCTATCAGATTAAGGGCAAGATCCATAGTAGCATGGCTTATACGATTTACACTTTTGGGTCGCCTAATGAGCTTTGGAGTTTGCCTGGCTTATCCAAGGATAAGATGGCTGATGTAAGAGCTGAAATCAAGAAGATTGGAAGGCGCGGTTCACGATTTGTGCATAACCCGCCTGCGGGCTCGGAAGCGAAAGTCACTACGATTGTGGCTGAAAGGATGCGTGGCATGGAGTTGTATGTGGAGACGTTGAATGATGAGTTTCTGTTGGGTCTTGAGACGCCTTTGGCTAAGCTTGTTACAACGAGAGGGTTTACTGAGGCAAGTGCGAATGCTGCTTTGGAAATTGGTGAGCGTCGTGTTACGGCCTTGCAGAGGTTTCTCAAGCGTTGTGTCGAGCGCTATTTGTTTGATCCTGTAGTTGCGGCGGCTGGGTTAGACCCGGCTCAGGCTCAGGTGCGTTTGAATTGGGGTATGCCTGAGAGCCTCGACTATGAAAAACTAAGCCAGATTTTGGGTCAGGTCACTGAATTGTTGAAGGTTAATCCGCTCGTTATCGGAACCGCTGAGCTTCGCAAGATCCTTCGCGACGTGGCCAAGTTGCCATTGGAGGAGGCGGAGCCTGAGGTTTCTTCACAGGTATTGAAAGTTGAAAAACGACTTGAGGAGAAAAATCGTGAACAAAAGTGAGATTGTGAAGGTGTTGGCGGCTTATTCTCCGCCTTTGAGCCTAGCTCAGATTGAAGAGGTAGCTGGCAAGATCGTGGAGATAGTCGCCAAAGAAATCGAGTCCCTACAAAAGCCAGAGTCAAAGCCCAAGTCGCGGAGGTGAAAGCGTGCCATTAAAAGAGCAGGAGAAACACACGGCTGAATTTGAGCAGTGCATTCAAGACGTGATGAGCCAAGGAAAAGACAAAGGTAGCGCCTTCGCCATATGCACAGCAACCTTCCAAAATGCTGGCAAACAGATTTTCGAGGGTCTAAGAGAAGCTGAATGGACGACCGAGTTTATTAACGATTTGCCTGATTCCAGTTTTGCTGTTATTGCTCCTGGTGGAGAGAAAGATGATCAGGGAAAAACGGTTCCACGAACTTTACGGCATTTGCCCTACAAGGATGCTCAAGGCAACATCGACATTCCGCATCTTCGCAACGCCCTAGCGCGTATGAATCAGATTGAGGGAGCAAGTCAGGCTGAGGCGAAACGTGTTTTATGTGCTGCTGCAAAAAAAAGTGAGATTATAAGCGAATTTTGTGGAGAGCAACCGCAAAAAGAGGGAATCTTGCCTGTTAAATTGCACTTGTTCGCGGAAGCCATCAGGCTTGATGGTCACAAGGTTAGTGGGGTTGCTATTCATCCGAAGAAGCTTTGGCATCCGGAAGAAGGCGAAACGCACCTGTTTCTTAAGGAGGAACTGAAGAAAAGCGCTACGAGTCTAAGCGGTAAACCATTCGGTATTGATCACTTGCGTGTTCTGCCCAAGCCCAACGTGGTTGAAAAAGCCTGGTATGATGAGCAGGAGAACGGTGTAGCCTTCGAAGGCAATGTTGATGATGTGATAGCGCAGAAGATTCGGGAAGGCGTGTTCAGAGGGTTGAGCATTGAATTGAATTGGTTCAAGGATGGCGTTATGATGGAGAAGGTCAATGGTGCTATTGCGCCTCGGAACTTTGACTTTACTAGCGTGCATTTGATGTCTCGTTTTCCGCCAGCTGACAAAGAAACCTATGTGAAACTCTGGGAAGGCGTTGTTTTGCCGATTGTTCCACCGCCTTTTGATGTGCAAATCGACCAATTGAGACAGATGTTCGAGCAGAGACTTCAGTACCTGGAGGGTCAGCTTTCGAGTTTAACGCAACACGTTAACCCCGCTGGCGGCATGACAGCTCCTGCGGTCATAATTTTCAAGGAGGCTGAATCAAAGATTACTGCTGAGGTGTCGGAGTTGAAGAATATGCTTGCGGAATTTACAAAGTTAAAGGAGGCTTACGTGACCGAGAAAGTGAAGCGCGAGAGTGAACTTGCTGAAAAGGAAAAAGGGCTTTCTGCCAAGGAGTCAGAGCTTGACATTGCATTGAAAAAGATCGGTGAGAAGTTGAGTGCGCAGGGTCCTAAGGAAAGCGAAGTTATTGTGGGCTTGCGGAAGAAGGTTGTCGAGGCTGAGGCTAAGGCTGCGGATTTTGAGAAACAAATGAATCAAGGCATCAAGGAGTGGAAGGGCAAGTATGTGGCTTTGCATAAGGGCATTACCGAAAGCATTCCGCCATCACACGTGTGGCACTGCTGGACTTTTGGACCGAAACAGATGATAGCTGAACAGATGCGAATACTAGGTATAGCGCCTAACGATAGGTGGTAAACACTAATGCCAACTGGATCGTATTGCGTGAGCGAGAAGAAAACGACTGCGACGGGCAGAACCTCCAAAGCTTCTCACACGCCTACTTGCGTAATCACTACTGCCAAGTCTTCCCAAACGCATGGCGGAGAATAATCACAGTCACGAGTTGACAAGAAAGTAACCCGGGACGAACCGGGCGAAATCAAAAACTGTAGGAGATAGAGGAATATGGCTGATAATTCGGGGCGAACCGACCTTTCAGTTGGAGATGCAGCGGAAACTGGTGTAGAGATTACGGAGTACATAGCTGGGGCTGCCATCACAAAAGGAAATCCTGTCTACTTAACTGCAGATATGACAGTTTCTCCGGCTGCTGCAGCACAGCCATGTGTAGGAATTGCGTTGAAAACTGTGGCTTCTGGAGCCATGGTTCCAGTCTGTAGGCGCGGACCCGTCAAGGTTACTGCTGGAGGTGCCATAACGAGAGGAGCAAGTGTTATCGGAGCTGATTCTTCCAACAGAGTGGTTGCGAACACGTACGCTGCTGACATAAACATGGTGAACAACAACCTTGGCTATTGCCTAACCGCTGCAGGCGCTGCTGGAGACCTCATCCTCATAATGGTGACCAAGTAATGCCGAAAGAATTTCCGATGCCAAAACTGCATGAGGGCCTGATGAAAGAGGGCTGGTATGCACAAGAGTTTGAACAGCAACAACGCAGAGCCGCTGGAAACCCGTGGATAAACCATTATGCTCAGCTAGGGATGAAAGAGGGCATTTTCAGTGACATGGCTGCTGCCCTAGGCGCTATCCACGACGTCGTAGTTGAAGCTGCAAAACCAAACCTCATTGGACGCCAAATAATCGACACAAGAAGCACAACAGAAGCGTTGGAAAGGTACATGAAAGCTGCGAAATCCGTTGCATACGTGGGCACTGAAAACGGCATCGTGCGATTGGCGGGTGAAAGATACAGTACTGTCGACATCCAAACCAACATCGTTGTCAAAGATGGTGTTGAATGGTCTAGGGAATTCGCTGAAGATGCGAAATGGAATGTGATGAACCGTCAGTTGGAAGAGCTCGGGCGGAGCGTGGCGGAGAAGGAAACAGCACTCATAATCGCTTTGTACGAAGCCATCTCATCGGGTAACCTGGCGGGCGGAGCAGAGATCGCCGGTGGAGGCGCGGTCTTGAGCTGGAGCAAGGTTGCAGAGATGTTCGACGCTGCAGTATGCGCTGATTGGAAGCCTGACACGCTCTTTGCGCATCCTAAGCAATTGGATCAGCTTCTGACGGCAACTGAGTTTATTAATAACCAGTACATGCCAAGTGGTGCTCTCAACGAGACGGGACAATTCGGCCAGGTCTTAAGCATGCGCATGTTTATGTCTACCAAATGCACGAACGGCAAGGTTCATGTAGTTAGCAAGATTCCTGCTGGAGTACTGCTGATTAGGCGAGATATTACAACAGAACCCTTTGAGGATCCACGACAGGGCAAGTATGGCATTGTTGCGACTGAGAGAATCGGGTACGGTATCCTGCGATCTGATGCGGTAGCGCGAGGAACGAACTTTAAGACAACGTTCTCTTAGGCTTAGCTTAGAAGTATACCCTTCTTTCTCCCCTTTTTTAGTGTAGGAATCAAGGAAGAGGAAAGGTTTGACTTGGGTGAACCGAGTAGTTGGGAGCGCCGCGGCGAAGCTTGGAAGGCGGTTCGTGATGAGTTACGGGGACCAGCTGCTCCGTGGTCGATCACAGCAACTGCTAGCGGAGACAATGCAGTAAAAACGCCAGAGTCGGGTAAGAAGCTCAGGGTTAAGTTAGTTGATGTTTGGAATAATGGTTCTGCAGACATCACCGTTTATCTGCGGTTTGCTACGGGCACGGCGCGGTTTAAGAAGCTTCTTGCAGCCAAAACAGGGTTCATCATGAACCTTGTTGGTTGCAACTGGGAAGGTGCGGTTGATGAGGCTTTGAATGTTAATCTTTCAGCCACGGGCACTGTTGACATAACGGTTTTGGGTGATGAAGTTTAATGACTGTTGAAACACGCTACATGGATTATGCACGTGTTTTAGCAACTTCTCAAACGGGCACTGGTGATGAGGTATCAAATTCAGCAACGGGCAATCTCGTGGTTTATGTTGGAATCCGTGTTTTTAAAGTTGCTAGTGATGGAACAGAGACAGAAATAACAAGCGGAACGCCCGTAGCTGTTATTTCATGGAGTGGAAACGACTCAAATTGGCATACTGAATCAGCAACATGGCTGTGTCCCGAAACTGTTTTGGTTTCTACTGACAAAATTCGGGTTAAGACTTACAGAAAACTAGGCTCTGGTTCATGGCTTCATGTTGATGCTAAAGAAAACTTTACTACGGAAGCTCTAGGAACAACAATCCTTAACAACATAACATGGACAGTTTACTACAGCATATTTCGTAGTTATGGTTCTAACAAAACCTATCTTGATTTTGGTTGGGATGCTTCGCCTTTTCTGATGTCTAGGGTTGAAAACTTTACTTATGGAGAAGAAAGTGCGCCGCCTAGCAACTTAAAAGGTTATGGTGATGGTTTGTCGTGGGTGGTTGCATGACTGAGGTTGGTTTTGTTTCGGGCACTTGTAGTCGATGTGGCAAAGAATTATCAGCTCCTAGGCCTGCGGATATGGCTGTTTGTGACTGCTGGGAATTTTGTCCGAATGATCATGGGAATGGCGCGTACGCTACGCAGATGGAGCCTTACGAGCCTGATTTAACGTTGAACACGTACGCACCTATTAAAGTTGTTTCTGGTGATGTTCATGGCGATTTGGAGCATCCTATAAATATTCTTAGGCGATGCCCAGTCTGCGGTTATCTTAGCAGTCAGAAGCCTGTGGAGGTGCGATTGACATAACCAGAAAAAAAAAGGAAATTAAGAGCGAGTTTGAGGTTGCGCCTAACACTAAGATTCGAGTGGTGGCGACTGTGGATCGTAAGTTGTGTGAGGAGATGGAGCTGATTCATAGGCTCGAGATCCAGAGGGCTAGAGCACACGATAGAACTGAGCCTGATTGGAGTAATACGCTTGAGATGCTTCTGCGTAAGGGAGTGAAAGCGTACAAATCTGAGTTTGTTGACCAGAAATAACGTTCTATCTTATTGCATTGCGTTGAATCAGCCTTAAGAGGGCTTCTTTTCAGAATTATATGTATTAGTGTAGAGGTTTGATTCGTGGTTTCTATAACGCCTGATAGTGTTCGCAAAAGGGTGAATCTTACTGCAGCTGACGTTCCTGACGACGTAGTAAACCAATTTATTCAGGACGCTGCAGAAACCATTGAACTCGAAACAGGTTTATCTATTGATCCTAACGACTGTACTGTGCAGCAGGCTGTTCCGATCCGTAACCTTGCAGCGATCTATTGTGTTTGTCGAGTGTCAGGAGGTTCGGCTAGTGGTTTAAGCTTCAGGGTTGGAGATTTGTCTGTCGATGAGTCTTCTACGAGCGGGGGCAGTGGGCTAAGCGGCAGCAATCTCCAATTCCTAATGAACGAGGTTAAACGGTTCATAGATAAGTTCAAGACTGATTTTCGGATGGCTTAGCAGATGGGAACCGTTCCTGAAGCCTATTACGAGTATGTCATGCATTATGCACCCTGGTTCTACGCTATCACGACAGCGATGGCTGCTGATCCGCCTGCTGGCCAGAAGAACGTCACCGTTACGGATGGCACCAAGTTCAGCGCTGGCATGCCTTGTGAAATCAAAGACTCAGCTCACAGCGAATGGAACGAAGTCGATTCAGTTGCTGGCAATGTTGTTACCATGAAAAATAATCTGGCGTATACGTATTATGTGGCGAAGGGCGGAACGGTTGATCATGGCGACAAGGGTTTTGGCAAAGGCGCCTTTCCTGCTGCTTTCGCTATTGAATTTCTTTATGAAGCTTATTCGGCTACTCAATTCAGTTTTAGGCAAGCTGAGATTCTTGCCAAAATTGTTGAGTTAGCTGATTGGCTTCTAACGCAGCAATGTCTGGATCCTGCCAAGTATGCTTATGGCGGGTTTTTCAGTGCTAATGGGGGCTCAGAATGCTGGAGCATTGATGCTGGACGATGTATCCCTGCATTGCTTAAAGCCTATGCATTGACATCAGACGTGGATTATCTTAACGCAGCGATCCTCGCGGGGTACACTTACCTGTATACGATGCAGCATGAACCCGCGATCTTAGGTATTCATGATCGTTATTACGGCGGCTTTGCGAATAAGGTTACTCTTTCGCAAGCATGGGATACGGTGATGTCGGTTGAAAACTTGTATTGTCTAGTCGGTTTGAAAATGCTCAATGATACTTATGACACTGCAAACGCGGCACGGTACACGGCGATGATGGCGGATCTTGCTGGTTTCTTGCGTGATGGTTTCGAGCAGCTCTACTTATACTATCAACCTCCGCCTTCAGGATCTGGGGCTTGGTATCGTGTCGGTCTCAGCGACACTGAAGTTTATGACGATCCTATTTCTTTTGCTCTTCTGGGCTTGTATGTTTACGAAGCCTGGAGCACCACTTGCCAACGCCTCTACAATTTCATTCAGTCGATTAGAGCCTCTGGACAGTATCCTGCTTATTGGCCTGAAATCTGTTGGCCAGGCTACATTGACGTAATAACTCGTTTTCCAGCATGCGCCTATTACGATGCGATCACCACTGGAATCTTGTGGAAAATCCGTAAGGAGCGGGATCCGCCAAGCTTCAAACTTGCCTACGATATCGTGAACAAATATTCTGATGAGTTTCTTTATTGGGGTCCAGTTTTCACTGATTACAGTCCGATCACTCCGCAAAAGGCGATGGCTAACGTCACGTGGCTAGCCCGCATGTTTCTTAATTATGAAGAGCCTTTGACGAGGTTCACTCAGATTCTTAACAGCAAAGGCGAAGCGGTCCTACTCTATCCGATCCGCCAAGCTGTCGAAACTGTGAGCTATGGCGATCCTCTAGACGTCTTAGCAATTGTTTCGCCTGTTAGGGCTGAAGAAGTCCTTCTTGAGGCTGGTTATCTTCTGAACGACTATCTTGCCTTCTATACGTTTGTGCCGGTGCGTCATCATGACAAGTTGAGACGAAAGGGCGAAGACTACGAGATCCAGAGCGTTCAGCCTTTCACCTATGAGAATCAGACCATCTATTTCAAAGCAATAACTAGGAGGCTTTTAGCGACTTGAGCGAGCTCGAGGATCCTGTGATAACTCTTCTGCGGCTGATTACTACGAGGATACGGGTGACCAAGGACAATGGTTCACTTGCTAGTCTCTTGGCAACTAAAGAGGCTTACGATCGGGAGTTGCTGAAGGAATATGATGCTCAGATAACAATGGGGCTCGACAGCAGCCAGGATCAGAAGCTTGAGCTTGCTGGTCGTCTGAGACGTCGCTACATGGTTTTCAGATGTAACATCTACACGGTCGACAAGACCGCTCCTGGAGCTGACGCAGGCAAGGTCATGCGGGATAAGGTAACTGCCCAGATCAACGCTATTATCCGCGAGAACCGCAACCTGCCATATCAGACAGTTTACAATTTCTATGGACTCGGTTATCCAAGTGGAGATCCACATAAGGCCTTCTCTGCTGGTGCAGCGACAGAACTCGTTCCCTCAAACGCATCCTGGACCGAATTAACAAATCTTCAGTATCAAAACATCTGGTCGAGCGACGACGTCCGCTTTTCAAAAAACCACAATGTCAATAATGAGTATGCCCTAATGCTTTTCAGGTTCAAGATAGGGGCTCGAGAGCAATGTGTCAAGAAGATCGTGCTTAGTTTTGAGGGATATGGAACCGCTCCTGGAGGTAACGGCGCTACAATCAAGATCTGGAATCACGTTGCTTCTGCATGGCAGCAAGCCCAGAGCGGAACAGGAGGCGGAGACGAGACCTTAACCATTACGATCTCTTCAAACTGGACCGACTATATCGACTCAGATGGTTATGTCTGGCTTCTGGCTAAAACCACGAATCCCAGCAATGGCTCTACGCCTGCGGTCCTCTACTGCGATTTTGTCCAATGCACGATTCAAGTTTATGGAATCACCTTCTGTGACGTCATTAGCTACAGGAACATAGACGTCACGGACGTTAAGCCATACCTTTTCAGAGCTGAGTTTCTGCTCAAAGGTTGGCTTTTCGAATCATTGTCAGGAGCGTTTTAAAAAATGGTTGAAACATACGGTTCAGATCAAGAACGCGTCTACTACGTTGACGAAAGTGTCTATGGCACAACACCGACAAACCCAACGATGTATAGTGTGCCAGCTGACCAAATAGATCCTAGCATCGACCCGAGCAATCTGAGGTTGAGAGGAGCCGGAAGCTACGATCTGCAAGTCATAAAAAAGGGTCTGAGACAAGTCGCTCTAAAAGTTGGCTATCCATTGCCTTCTGCAGCGCCGATTAACCTGCTTCAATGGGCCAAGATGGATTTGAATAAGAGCCTCAGCATGCAAGTATTGTACTATAAGGGCGTCTTTGCATCAGCGACGGACATCATCTCGTTACTCTTCACCGGCATGAAATTCCACAAGGTAAGCGTGAGTTGCAGTATCGAAGATGTCGTGAGGGCCATTGCGGAGTTCATGGGTCAAGATGTCGCGATTGGAACTGCGAAGATCACGGGGGCGACTTACAGTGACTACACCGGAGCTGTTGCCTTCCACGAGAGCTACGTCAAAAAGGATACTACGACCCTTGACCGCGTCACCGATTGGAAATTTGACATTGAAAATAACCTTAAAAGAGTGCCTGTCATCCGCTCGACTAATGGCCATCTTCTGAAGTATCTGCCATTCCGCCATCGAGACCTTAGTGGGGAATTGACCTTTGAATTCGAGACTAAAACTGAGGCTGACGAGATCCTTGCTGATACTGAATTTTCTTTGGAGTTTGGTCTCGGGGGCTCTAATAAGGCAGTTTTCACTGGCTGCAAATGGGATAATGTTTCGTTGCCAGCCAAGATGGAAGACTTGATCTCGCTGAAAGCCGCGTTTATTGCAAAAGGACCTGTTTCCATTACGTAGGAGCTGAGATTCATGATTTCTGAAGCGGAGACTAAAATCTTGATTCGTGTAGGGGCTATGTGGGTTCGATTCTCTGAACGCATAAGCAGGCTCCCAAAGGACCTTCAGGAGACCTTTTTGGGGGACTTGGAAACAACGATTGAAAATCGCCTTCGGGTATTGGAGAGAGCGAAAAGAGAGTGAAAAAATGAAAACAGAATCTTTAGAGATTGATGATAGATTCGGGGAAGAGTACAAGGGGCGCTATGTTTTCCAAGAAATGACTTGGGCTAAGCGGAATCGCATCATTCAGAAGCACACAAAATACAGCAAGGCAACTGGGGAGGTTGAAAATAGCGACTTCATAGCCATTCAAGCAGAAACCATCTGGGCATCATTGAAGGAGCAGCCACAGGATAAGCCTATTTCACTTGAGAAGCTTTTGGGCGAGGATGTCGGGGTTCCAGTGGAACTCGGCGAATTATTCTCAAAAGTTGCGAATAAACTGAATGGCATGAGTCACGAGGATCTCCGTTTTTTACTAGAGCAGTTAGACGAGGAAAGCCGCATCCAGCTCTTTCAGAGTTTCGGCTTTGTCAAGCCTTCGGGTGGACTCCAACACAACTCGCAAAACAGCCTGCCAAAAGCATCCAACAATTTACAGTAATCCTCAATGTCCTAGACCAAATGACTCTCGAGGAGAAGGAAAAAGCGGAGAAAGAGGCGAAAAGACGTGGCTGTTGAAATAACCTGTGATGTGGAAGGTGTTGAAGAATTCCAGGTTGCTATGCAGAAGTTTGACAGTGACATGCAACGCGAAGTTTATCGATATTTGCATAGTTGGGCATCAGATGTTAAGGCTGCAGCAATGCGGAATGCGCCAGTGAGAACAGGCTATCTTAGAAGTTCAATCTATGCCACGATTAAGGATTGGGTTGCTGAGATCGGAGCTGAAGCTACTTATGCTGCTTATGTGGAATTGGGGACTAGGCGAATGCGAGCGCAACCGTATCTTTATCCGGCCATCCAAGAGTATTTGCCAAGTCTAGAAATGAACATTATTGGCGCCATTGAGCAGGCCAAATCGGAGGCTGGATTGTGAGTTTCCGTGAGATTGCCGTTACGATTCGCGCCGTGAATCGAGCTAGTGCTGAGTTTTCTAGGATTCAGACTGATGCTGAAGCCTTAAGCATGAAAATCAAGAATGTGGGGTTGGCTATTGCTGGCTTGGGTGCAACTGGAACTGCTATCGGGCATATTGCGCATGAATTTGGTTTGTTGAATGATGAGCAGGCTAAGGTATTCAATTCGGCTATGTTGGTTGTCACGGTTATGGGCATGTTTATGAACACAAGCATCGGCGTAGCTGTAGCTCAGAAAGTTTACGCCGCTGCATGTTGGATTGCGACAGCTGCGCAAAACGCTTTAAACATAAGCTATTCTGCCTTTTTGGTTCTAACCGGCGTCGGAATCGCCGTTGTTATCGCTGCTGCTGCTGCCATGTGGAGTTTTGCAAATAGCATGAACGCTGCCACGTCTAGTGTTCAAGATTTCAATGAGGCGGCTTCGGAGACGTCTTCTAAAACTCGTAGTGTTCAGCGTGCTGGAGAATCGGATCTCTACCGCCAGGGAGTTGAGGACACGCCGTGAGCGTTGCTTTGCCGCGTATGGCTGCTATTTTAGGTTCTATAACAGTTGCAGAAAGCGACATTATCGAGGCTAAAGTGCATTTGGGCGCTACAAAAGAGGTCAGCAGTTGGGAGTTGCTTCTGAGAAACTGGAAGCCAGATCAGCAATACTCACCAGGCGAGGCTAACGCGATCACGCTGGGCGCTGACGGACACATTGATATTGGTCGGGAAGGCGTTACGCCGCCGCAGATTATTACTTGCCGCGTTGAAAGTTTGAAGTTTGAGGGTACACATGCGGAGCACTATTTGCGGGTTGGCGGTCGTTGTTGGGGTGAGAAGCTTTTTCGCAAGGTTGTTACGAAGACATATTCTAGTCAAAAAGGCGAAGCCATAGTCAAGGACCTGATGGATAGTTACGCAGGCATTAGTCATAATCGAGGCGGAACGGAGCTTGTTGAAGACACGGACACAACCTTCACCCTGCTTGAGTACGAGAACACGCCGGTCTTTGACATCTTAAAAGATATTGCTGCTGCATGCGATAAAAGTGGTGTTATTGGCTACGATTTTCGTGTGGCTCCTGATGGCAAATTCGAGTTTTTCCAACGTTTGAGTAAAAGTAGTTCTGTTAGCTTAAGCGAATTGATTGAGACTAGTGAGTATCGCAAGAGCATTACTGCTGTTCGGAACAAGATTACGGTTTATGGCGCCGCAGACAAGAGTGTGCCGCTTGATAAGGATGCGTGGACTGAGAGTTTGACGCCGACGGATGGCGCTTGGAGCAGTGTAGGCGGTACGGTTAGCCTGGACACTGGGTTTAAGATTCGGGGTTCAGGCAGCATAAAGGAAACGGATGCATCTGCTTATTATGGCGGAGCCATTTTCACGCTCAACTCGGGAAAAGAAGTCAATGCAAACCTGTATCCTGTTTTGAGTTTTTGGCTATATTTAGGATCGACCTTTAATGGCAACGTCACAGTCTATTTGCTTGATACTTCAGGCCGTCAGGTTTATCAGACGGTCACTTTTGGCAACAGTAAATGGAATAATAAGCAACTGAAAGTCGGCAGTGATAACGCTGAATCGTGGGAAACCATTGACAGCGGCTTTGATTGGACAAACATCCAAAAATTCCGTGTTGACTGCTGGTTTAATGGTACGGGGTCAGACAGCTTCTGGGTTGACGGCTTGTATTTTGGTGGGCGAAGGTATAGTGCGGTGCAAGAGGATTCTGGCAGCCAATCCTCTTATGGTTTGCGTGAAATCGTTGACACGGATGAAGAACTCTACAGCGATAATGAATGTTCATTTCGAGCGAAGGCTTTGCTTAACTATCTAAAGAATGCGGCGGAATACCTGACAGTGAAGAGTACTGTAATTGATTATGGTACCACGCCGCTGCTCGCTGGCGACAAGATTCACGTGGTATTGCCGAACGAGAATGTCGATGCGGATTACCGCATTCTGAGCGTTGACTATTTCTTAGATGCAAAGAAAGAGGAATTAGAGTTAAGCATAGAGTTAGGGCATGAAGTTCCGCTTCTAGCTGACTACATCTATGCTTTGCGTAGCAAGACTAGCCACCTTGGCAGGTACAAGATTGCGAGGGTTTTCTAATTGAACAAGCAGCTTATTAAAGAAATCAAAAGCTTAGAGAAAGGCGATTACGTTAAGGTAACTTGGTACGATGCTAATGATGCTCGCGGCAGCTTGAGCGAGCTGAAGAGACCTGAAGTTTTAGTCGATGAATGGGGCGTTTTTCTCGGGATAGAAGGTTTACCTAAGCATATTCTTCTCGGCAAAAACTATGTTCACAGCGAACACGTCTGGGAGGCGACGTGTATTCCTGTCACGTTGATTCGTAATGTTGAGCTTGTGATTAAGCATGCGGACAGGAGCCCTAGGCGTTTTCGTGTTGAGCCTTGTAGACAGAATGTTGTGAGGGTGAAGGGTTTTGGCTGATTGGATTAGGCAGGCTCTTACCAGGAAGATACGGCGCAAGGGCACTAGGGGCAATCAGCACGTCGTTATCGTGGAGCCTAATGAGAAGCTTGTTTACGCCGTGAAATTCGCAATCAGCATGACTGTTTGCTTGTCAAGTCTTGAAGTTGCGCATATGGCTTTTCTGCATTCTTGGAACACCGAAATATTCGTTGCGATCTCCAGCTTGATTACTTTCGTGTCCGGCATAATCATCGGTCAGAAGGCGAGTTAGCTATGGGTAGTCCTTATTATCGTGTCAGACTGATGCTTGAGCTGGTTCTACGCAAAATCGATTCATTAGAAAGTAGGATCTCTGCTCTCTCTCAAGAAATCAAGGCTCCACATGCTGCAGCAGGTAACATGGTTTACCTATCCACAGGGCTACAAGCAACCGTAAAAGCCCTCAAAACCTTCACAGGTCCCGCGTCAGCTGAGCAAGTTGCTGCAATAACTGAACGTTCCAGACCTGTCGAGAGTTCATATCTTAACGAGCTTTTCAGAAACGGCATGGTCCTGAAACAGAAGCAGGGACACATGAAAGTGTTTATTTTGAAGGAGGAATACCGTGAAAGGTAAGCCATGGAGTCATGATCAAGAGAAGCGCTTGCGTGAGATGGTTGAGAAAGGTGCTGATGTTGTGGATATGGCTAGAGCCTTCAACTGCAAACCTGACGCCATCCGCAAGAAGCTCGATCGACTAGGCTTGAAAGTAGTAGTCCAGAAATCCCAGAAAACGTGGACTACTACTTCTACGCTTCTGCCTAAGGATGTTATCACGCATGAGCAAGCCCTGCGGGTTTTGGCTGGAGCTTTGGAGACTCTGAAGCAGCCAGGTCTTGATAAATTAGAGCTGCAGCGTCTTCGCATCTTGGTTGATGCTGTGCAAGCCTATGATTCTGTGCTTGAGAAGTTTGAGGGTTGGGTGGAAATTGAGAATCGACTTGTTGAAATGGATAAGAAAATCGCTGAGCTTCAGAAGAGCCAGAAGGTTTAATCCTTATGACCGACATGATAAGCTTCTCGTATTAGAGTCTAGGCTGAGCGAAATCTGGCTTCAAGCTGAAGAAAGGCGAATGAAGCTCAGCTCTGACCCTGTCACCTTTTTTGAACAAGTTGTAGGATTCAAACCCACAGCCTACCAAATCGACCTTGCCAAAAAGTTTGTAGAAAATCAATTTGTGACTATGCGTTGGTGTCGACAATCCGGCAAGTCTTGGATCTGCGCAGCCCTCTTGCTTAACTATGCTCTAACTCATCCAGGCGCTTACATCGGTATTGTGGCTCCTGGATGGCGCCAGTCAAAACTCATTATTCGACGAATTCGCTATTTTCTGCAGAAGCTTCCTAAGGAGCTGTGTCCAAATCCTGCAAGAACAGTTCTATATTTTTCAAATGGGGCAATAATCGAGGCTTTCCCAAATAACCCTGACACCATCAGAGGGCCCACGTTGAACGTGATCTATTGGGATGAAGCCAATTTCACGCCTGACGATGTGGATCTCTGGACTGCCATTCTCTTCACAATTTCCACAACGAAGGGCAAGGTCCTCGTAAGCAGCACGCCTTGGAACACGGATAGCATCTTCTACAGAATGTTCCATGGCGAAGAGTTCAGCGAGTTCTCGAGGACTCATGTCACTTACCGCGACGCTCTCGAACCCAACGGTCCCTTGGACAAGAAAACGCTTGAGAGCATTAAGAAGCAGTTTGAGAACGATCCTTGGCGCTTCAAGCGGGAATGTGAGGCTGAGTGGGCTGAGGATGAGAATGCTTGGCTGCCCCAATCTCTGATTACAAAATGCATCGCAACAGAGAAGACTCTTGGCCAGGAGCTGGAGCTGTGGAATTTTGAGAGCGTACACAGAGACGCAACCTTGTATGCGGGCTTGGATCTGGGGCGGGTGCAGGACTATAGTGTCCTCGTAGTAGTCGAGGAAGTCAAAGGAAAATATCTCCTGCGCTATCTGAAGATTTTTGAGCTAGGCACCAGCTACGCGAGCGTGATCGGTTATATCAAGACGCTGCAGGACCGGTGGGGTGGATTCCGCAAGATCCGAGTGGACTTCACCAACCAAGATTACGTCGTCGAGGACATGAAGAACAGCGGAATCGAAAACGTAGAAGGCGTCAGATTTTCGTTGCCTAGGAAACAGGAGATGGCGACGCTTCTCAAACAACGAATGACCAATAACCAATTCTGGTATCCGTACTTTACTTGGGCCAAGCCATATGCTAGCGAGTGGGTCACGGAACTCAACGTCGAGCGGTTCGAATTGAGAAAGGATGGCTCCATCGCCCTAAACCATCCCAGCGGCACCCATGACGATCTCTTCTGGGCTTGCTGCCTTGCGCTCTACAGCACTGTTGAAATGAGTCCTGAACCGGTCTTGGAGGTTTTCAAGATTGCGTAGGTTGGCTCATGTACGTAGGAAGCTGGCGAAGCGGAAAGTCACGGGCGTTGGTCGCTGATTGTTCACTTTAACTCATCTCTGTCCACTGTTCAGGAGTGTCGCTTGAGCGGTGCCGTTTTAAGCTTAATCCGAAGACTTTCAATGGAGCCATGGCGAAGGTGAGAAGGCAGAGAGAGCATTTTCGCATCCACAGAATTCGCAGAAAATATGATAGAGAAGCGGGGAAATTCACCTTCTATATTGCTTACGAAACTGCGGCTCCAATAACGCCCAGAACAGTTATTGTGGCTGAGGCTTTTGGCTTAGGTCTTGATCAAGAGCGGAAATTTGAGGTTCTTGATGCAGAGCTGAAGATAGGGCCTACAGATATTGTTTATGTCACTGGTGACTCTGGGAGCGGAAAGAGCATTTTACTACGAGCAATCAAGAAGGACCTAGGCGACGAAGCTGTCGATATGTTCGACGTCCACGTGGATCCTGAGAAGCCGCTGATCGAGACGATAGGGGCTACGGTTGAAGAGGGTCTGGAGCTGCTAAGTAAAGTGGGCCTGAATGATGCTTTCTTGTTCCTACGTACATACGATCAGCTCTCAGACGGCCAGAAATACCGCTATCGCCTAGCCAAATTCATGGAGAGCAAGAAGCAGTGGTGGTTAATCGATGAGTTTGCCGCGACTCTTGACCGCGACACTGCGAAGATCATTGCTTTCAATCTTCAGAAGCTAGCTCGTAAGGAAGGTAAGGCGATTCTTACGGCTACCACTCATAGCGACCTATTTGATGATCTCAAGCCCAGCGTGCATATCCATAAGAAGTTTGGCAAGGAGATTTCTGTCAGTTATTACCCGAATGAATCTGCAAAGGAATGTTCTCTGGCCAGAGAAATGAGAATCGAGCCTGGTGTCCTTGATGATTGGCGAAAGCTCAGCGGCTTCCATTACCGCAGCCACAATGCCGGAGCCTCCAGGGAAATCTATTGCCTTAAACGTGGTTATGAACTCTGTGGAGTCGTCGTCTATTGCTATCCTCCTGTCAATTGCGCCGGTAGAAGATTGGTGTTGCCACGCATGGACGTCAAGACCCTGAATAAGAGGTTGAGCATCATTAGTCGCGTTGTGGTTCACCCGAAATACCGGACGATTGGGCTTGGGGCAAAGTTGATTCGGGAGACGCTGCCGAGGATAGATACTCCGTATGTTGAGATGGTCGCGGTGATGGCGAAGTATAATCCGTTTGCAGAGAAGGCAGGAATGCAGAAAGTCATTGAGCAGGGGCCTTCTGAAGAAGCTCAGAAGATATCTAAGGTCTTAGAAGATGTTGGGTTTAACTTGCAGCTGCTGGGCAGCGAGAAATATGTGTGTAGTGCACTACACAATTTGAATCCTGATCAGTTGGCCAGGGTGAAAGAGGTTTTGGCGAAGAATGACCATCCAAGGCTCCGCAAGGAATTAGGCGATCGGCACAAGCCCTATGGTACCACAGCAGCTTATGTTGAAGGGGTCAAAAATGCGGATTCCGCAAAACTAGCCAAAGTTATTCGTGTGGTCGGGATGCTTTTGCAGACGAAGGTTTACCTGTTTTGGGGTAAACCCGAAATTCATAAACAGTAACCACGAGCTCGGGGTTCCAGCTTCCTAGTCCGTGGATTTCTTCCCATGCCTTTCTGAAGTCTTCTAGGTTACTGTAGCCTTCTTTTTGCATGTCTTCTAGGCTGATGTCTCCGAGTCTCTGTTTGAATTTGCGGGTTATGGTGATGTGGCCTTTAGGTTTATCGAACCAGCGGTCCCTAATTGGGTAAGTCTTGCCAAGTTTCCATTCTCTTTTGTGGATCCTGCGAGTCTGGACCTTGCGGCCCTCCAGGATCCTGTCGATGTGTTTCCGTTTAAACAAAGCCACGCATTAACTCCTCCATTTCCACGGATGGCAAGCCCTTCTTCTCTAGCCAGAGATCTCTTAGAACGATGAGTTTGGCTGTGTGGAAGTATCCTGCTTCTCTGAGTTCTTTGTGGGTTGCGGTTATGCCTTTGAAATCAGAGCCCATGGTCCGTGCTTGTTCTTCCTGGAAGAGCTGCTGCGCCTTTTCCCAGATCATAGCCCGCACGTGTGGCCAGAATTTGCCGCGGGCTTGTTGTCGCATTGTTATCACGTAATTATTGTCTTATTGTCCTATGCGTAGTGCGATTGGTATAGTGGATGTCCGTCCCATTTCCAGAAGTAATCGCGACGTGTGTCACCTTGGGCATATGGATATTTTCCGACTAGGCATGGCTCGCCGTTTGATGTTGTGCGGACGTGAAGCCTGAATAGTTCTCCTTTAGGGTCTGGTTGGCTGGGAACTACGTATTCTGACATCGGATGCATGCCCTCTTTGTAGATTTGTTTTTCGCCCATCATTTTGCATTTTACTGTTTTGCCAGTTGGTGAAACTTCCTCGACGATGCAGAAATCGATGTTGGTCTGTTCCCAGCCCCAGCTTGTGTAAAAGATATCGCCTTTCTTAACTTGAGGTTGCATATTTATCTCTCCCAGAGAGCGTCGGTGTGCATGGCTATTAGAAGGGTTCTGTGGACCTGTTCGCGGTTGAGGTCGTGTTCGCGTTGCAGTTTTTCTTTCAGATCGTTTACGCATTTTATAATGTCGCTCATGTTTATGTAGGGGGATGGCGATTTCTTGTCGCCGCGCAAAGCCCTAATGGGCATATTGGCTGGCTTAATGGTTTGCAT